ACCTGAAGAAGGAGTCGGGCACCATCAAGGTCAAGAAGCCCGAGAGTGCCGGCGGCGGCTGGTACGACCTGAAGGCTTCGAGCGACCTGCTCATCCGCGTATGGACGCCGCACCCGCGCAAGTTCGACATGGCCGACTCGCCCACGCGCGCCGTCCTACCCGTGCTCCGCGAGATCGAGCGCCTGTCCATGCTGGCGTTCAGCCAGATCGACTCCCGGCTCATCTCGGCGGGCCTGCTGCTTTTCAAGAAGGGTCTCGACTTCCCTGCCCGGGGCGAGGACGGCAAGCCGGGCCTCGACGGGCTCATGGACGCCATCATCGAGGCCGCCAGGCTGTCGCTCCAGGGCTCGGGGACGGCCGCCGCCCTCGTGCCCATCGCGGCCGAGATCGGCGGCGAGGGATCCGTACAGGACGCCGTGCATCACCTGCGGTTCGACACCCCGCTGACCGGCGAGCTCAAGGAGAAGCTGGACCACGCGATCCGCCGGCTCGCGCTCGGGCTCGATGCCCCGCCTGAGGTGCTGATGGGCCAGGGCGACGCGAACCACTGGTCCGCCTGGCAGATCTCCGAGGACGAGATCAAGACGCAGGTCGAGCCGGTCGCCATCCGCATCTGCGACGCCCTCACGACTGCCTACCTGGCCCCCGCGCTCCAGGCCATCGGCAAGCCCGAGGACGACGTGGACGGCTGGACGCTGTGGTTCGACACCGCGCCCCTGGCCGTGCGGCCCAACCGCTTCGAGGACGCGCTGAAGGCGTGGGAGAAGGGCCTCATCTCGAACGAGGCGCTGCTGAACGCAGGTGCGTTCGACGCCGACGACGAGGCCACGAAGAAGGCGCTGCTGGAGTGGCGTGCGTGGGAGCTGATCAAGTTGAACCCTCAACTGGTCGGTGACCCCGAGATCCAGAAGATCCTGGGCCTGCCCGCCATCACCGTGCCGGCGTCCCCCGGCCAGGACCCCAACGCCATGCCGCCCGAGGACCCGGCCGCCCTCGACCCGGCCGAGGAGCAGAACGCCCTGCCGGCCGAGCCGACCTCGACGGAGACGCCGGCACAGGCTGAGGGCGAGGAGTCCTTCGCCGCGATGCTGCCCGCCGCCGAGCAGGTAGTGCTCCGCGCCCTGGAGCTCGCCGGTGGCCGGCTGCTGGACCGCCGCAACCGGGGGCAGTTCGGCAGCATCCCCAAGCACGACCTGCACACGCGCGTGCAGGCCCGCGACCGCGCCCACGCGGGCGAGCTCCTGGCCGGCGCGTTCACCCACGTCCCGACGCTCGCCGCACACCACGGCGTGCCGCCGGGCGACCTGGAGTGGCTGCTGCGCGGCTACTGCACGGAGCTCCTGCTCCAGGGCTACCCGCACGGTGCCCCGCTGCTACGCGAGACCCTGCGGCGGGCCAGCCATGGCCGTTGACTGGGAGGGTGAGCGCCGCCGCCGTGGCGCCGAGATCGTCCGCATCGAGCAGGAGCTCTACCAGGGCTTCCAGTCGGTGATCGAGACGACGATGGCCTACATCGAGCCGCGCGTCCTCGGTGGCGGTCGGCCCGACCCGCGCGGCGCGTTCGCGGCCCAGGGGACGTTCGGCAAGCAGGCCGACGAGTGGATCGAGACCGAGCTCCGGCCGGTCGCCGAGGCGCCGCTGGCCGAGGTCGAGCACGTCATCCCGGCCTCGACCCGGCTGATCGAGAACTACCTGGAGGGCGCACGTAACCGGCTGGTCAACGTGCCCGACCGGGTGTACGACCTGGTGAAGGAGATCGTGCAGGAGGGCGTCACGTCCGGCACCCCCAACGACGAGCTCGTAGACCAGCTGGAGAAGCTGTTCTCGGCCGAGGGCGTGGAGATGTGGGAGGGCAGGCTGATGACGATCGTGCGCACAGAGAGCATCGCCGCCCAGAACGCCGGCCAGTTCGCCTCGTTCCTGTCGCTCGCCGCCCTCGACCCCGACACCGACTGGGAGAAGGCGTGGCTGTCCACTGAGGACATCCGCACCCGCGAGACGCACGTGAAGGCCGACCAGCAGCGTCCCGCTGAAGGGGACCTTCAAGGTCGGCAAGGCCAGCCTTGCGTTCCCGGGTGACCCGACCGGGCCGCCCGAAGAAGTGATCAACTGTCGGTGCACGCTGCTCCTCCTGGAGCCCGGCGAGGAGATCGACCTGAGTAACCGCCAGTTCGAGGGGGACTGAGTGAGCACCGACGTGCACGAGGAGTGCCTGGAGAGCTTCTGCCTCTGGCCCCTCCACCCCGGCCCCTGCCGTGGCACCACGATGCGCCGGAACCCGAGGATGGCCCCGGGTGCCTCGCACGGGCGTGCGCGCGTGCCCGCGCCCGCTCCTGCCGGCCAGCGGCCCGCCCAGCAGCCCGCCACGGGACGAGCGCGGGTCGGCGCACCACCGGCCAAGGGTCAGGGCCGTGCGGCCGTCCCGCCGGCCAAGAAGGCGCCCGCCAAGAAGGCCGCGCCGCCCGCCGGCAACCCGGAGCGCCGCGCCGCGCGGGCTCGTGAGAGCAACGCGGGTGGCGCCGTCCTGATGCTCATGGGTGCGTCGAGCACGGTGAACGGCAACCGGATGGCCGACACGGTGATGGCCGACGTGCGCCGAGCCCAGCAGCGCGACGCGCAGGACGGCGGCTCCGAGCACTACGACCAGGCGGTGAGCCGGGCCGCCGGCCAGATGGCCCGCGCCCTGGCGAACGAGCGCGGCGGCAGCGAGGCCGAGAAGCGCCACCTGGAGAACCGGATCAAGCGCATCGCCGAGGAGGCCATGCGCAGCGGCAACGTGTCGCAGCTGACGGCGCTGAAGCGCGAGCTCTCCCGGTCGCGCACCGCGAGCGCGTCCCCGGACATCCTCGCCCTGTACGGGCTCCAGCTGGACAACAGCTTCCACCTGTGGGGCGACACCGCACCGGCCCTCGTGGCGAGCCCGCTCCTCAGCCTCGCGCACCTCGACTGCAACCTGTCCGTGTTCTGCCGCAACCCGTTGCACCCCGGCCCCTGCAAGGGCTGGAAGAACACCCTCGCCAAGGTGGCCCCCGGCACCCTGAAGCTCATCGAGGAGGAGCGGAAGAAGAAGCTCGCCGCCAAGCAGGCCGCGAAGGCGAAGGCCCAGGCCGCCGCCAAGAAGATCGTGGACCAGGCCAAGCGCGGCGAGGAGGTCGACGCTCACCCGGCCGCGAAGAAGAAGCTCGCCGCGAAGGCGACCGCCCAGATCCTCGGCGACGACGAGGAGAAGGTCACGGCCATCGAGGGCAAGACCAAGCTCTCCCAGAAGGAGATCGCCTGGCACGCCCAGAAGAAGGCCGCCGCCCTCCTGGCGATGAACCTCGCCGCCGGCAACCTGAAGGGCTCCAAGGCCGCCCAGGCGAAGTACCGCGCGTACGTGCGCAAGGCCATCACGGAGGCCCTGAAGAAGGACAACGAGACCGGCGCCACCGGGCCGGACTCCGAGTACCAGAAGACGCTCGGGATCCTCACCCGCGCGCAGGCGAACAGCCACGCCGACAAGTTCGCTGACGACACGACCGATGAGGGCGCCGACCTGCACACCGCCGTGGCCGAGGCGTTCGACGCAGCCATGCAGGCCGACCTCGCCAACCAGAAGCCGGGCGTCGACCACCCCAGCCTGAAGAAGCTCACGAAGGCGCTCGAAGCCATCCCGGGCAAGCCTGGCGACCCCGAGCACGACAAGGCCGTGGCCGCCGCCGTGGGCCTGGAGGGCTGGGAGCCGTCGCCGAACGCCGTGGCCGCACCGGACACCCCGGCAGCTGACGCGCCGACCCCGAAGCCGAGGGTCGACTACTCGAAGACGCCCCTGGACGAGGCCGGCGCGGCACAGTACGGCGACACCATCGCCGGGGTGGCCGCCGCCATGGGTAGCACGCCCGAGGCGCAGGCCGCCGGCAAGGCCAACGTGGCGAAGATGATGAACGGCAAGGCGCCGAGCGACACGCCCCAGCTTCAGGGGCTCGTGTCGAAGATGGCGATCCACGCCGGCCAGACGATCGCCGGCAAGGGGACGCTCCTCGGTACCGGCGCCGCCGCGCAGATCCAGGACCGCGTGCAGGCCGAGATGAAGCAGATGCTCGCGGAGGGCCTGACCGAGCCGCCGCCGGGCGGCATCCTCGCGGCGATGAAGTCGGGCCTGAAGGGCGAAGACCTGGAGAAGGCCGTCATCGGCATCCTGAAGAAGGACGGCGTAGGGGTCGCGCTGAAGCCGGCCGGCATCAAGTGGGACGAGGAGAACCCGAACGGCGTGGCCGGCCCGTCGGCGGAGGCGGCCCCAGCCCTGCCCGAGGGTGCGCTGCCGGCCGAGGACGCCGACAAGCTGGCGAAGGGCGCCGAGCAGGTGGCCCTGCTGACGAGCTCGCCCCAGCAGGCGGCCAGCGGCGCGGCGAACGCGAAGAAGCTCGCCCAGTCGGAGGGCTTCACCGACAAGCAGACGACCATGGTCATGAAGACCGCCACCAACCAGGCGGGGGTGGCGGCCGGCCAGAATTACGAGGGCCTGGACGGCTTCTCCCCGCAGGGGAAGAAGAAGTTCGAGAAGGTGCTCGCGGCCGAGATGGTCGAGATGCTGGAGACGGGCGGCTCGCCGAAGCCGGGCTCTCTGGCCGAGCTCGTGGCGATGAAGAAGGCGGGCGCGATCAGCGCCGACGACTTCCACGCCGAGGTGATGAAGAAGCTCAAGATCAAGAGCAAGAAGCTCAACCCGGACGGCTCCTCCAAGGCCGCGCCCGTCCCCGCCCCGGCCCCGAGCAGTCCGACGGCGGGCGGCGCCGGCTCGGGCGGATCCCTCGCGAAGAGCCAGGGCGCGGCGGCCAGCGCACTCGCGAACGCCATCGGGCCGCACGCGAACGACAACGGCGCATTCCTGGGCAACGTCCTCAGCGGCCCGGACAGCGACCAGGAGAAGGCCGAGATGATCGACGCCGAGGCCGGCGCGCTCGCGGCGAACCTCATGGTTGGCCTGCCCGTGCAGTCGCTCTCCGCCGACGAGTACAAGGCCCTGGAGTCCACGGCGAAGGACCTGTTCAAGGCCGTGATCGAGAAGCCCGACGCCATCGGGGCGGCCGAGCAGTTCATCAAGGCGATGAAGGCCAAGAACGGGCCCGAGACGAAGAAGTGGGCCGCCGCCCTCGTGCCGGCGGCCAAGTCGGACGATGATGGCGGCTCCTCGGCCGGCGGCTCCAGCGGGGGCGCGGGCAAGGCCCAGAAGAAGGAGAGCTACCAGAAGGCGAACGCGGCAATCATGAAGTCGCTCGGGGAGGACCCCGAGGTGGCCGACGACTACGCCGAGTACGAGGCTGGCAACTTCGACGGGGCCAGCGACCAGGCGGCCGTGATCAAGGCCAAGGCCCTGACGCTCGCCACCGACGGCGTGTACGAGGGCAACGGCAACAAGCTGCCCCCGGAGATGAAGGCCGAGCTCATCGCCAAGACGGCGGCCGTCTTCGAGAAGGCGATGACCAGCGGTGACCCCAACGACATCCAGGAAGCCGAGATCCTGGGCAAGACGCTGAAGATCGGCACCACCGCCCAGCTGGCGAACAAGTCGCAGACGCTCAAGCCTCCGACGCCGGACGCCGCGAGCGGCCCCGGCACGCCCGTGGGCACCTCGGCCGACCCGGGTGCCGAGGCAGCGAAGATCACCGCCGGGCTCCAGGCGGCCTACGAGAAGCTGACCGGTGACGACGGCTCCGCGCTGTCCTCGACGGGCGCGCAGTCGGTGCTCGCCGACGCGATCAAGCAGGGTGCCTCCCCGCAGGAGAAGGCGAAGCAGGCGGCCGTGGCGCTCGCCGGTCAGATCGTCGCGGCGAAGGTCGCCGGCAAGTCGGGCATGCCGATCCTTCACCAGAAGGCGCTCGCGAACGCGCTCGCGAAGGAGATCGAGGAGGGCATCCTCAGCGGGAACATGGATGGCGAGTACATCAAGTCGCTGTCCAGTGCCAAGGGCGGCTTCACCAAGATCAAGATCAAGGGCAAGCAGGCGTACGAGAAGATGGGCGCCGGCCCGCCCGACAAGCCGGGCACGTCCCCGCTCCTGCCCACGAGCTCCAAGGACGCGGCGCTGGACAAGGCGCTGGACGACGCGTTCGGCCCCGCCTCGGGCACCGGTGCCCCGACCATGCCGTCCGAGGTGAACGACAACCTCGTGGACCACGCCGCCCAGCTGAAGGGCGTCCCGCAGTCCATCCAGGCGAAGCTGAACCAGCTGGCCGACGAGTACAACGCGGCTTCGCCGGCCAACAAGCCGGCGGCGGCCGACGCCCTGGCCCAGGAGCTCGCGGCGACCGCGCTCGGGAACCTGATGGACCAGCTGGACATCCTGGGCAACCCGATGATCGACGCCCCCGCCGTGCAGGCGAAGATCGGTGCCCACCTGGAGCAGGTGAAGAAGGACTACCTGGAGGCGCTGAACGCAGGAGCCGACGCCCCGGGCGGCCTCGCGGGCGCCCTCAGCGCGGCCGTCAAGCACACCCAGCAGCTTGCCGACGACCTGGCGGCGGAGAACGCGTACGACCCCAAGGGCGCGGCCGTCTCCATGTACAAGGTCAACACGGTCACCGCGATGCTGGACCTCGCGGCCAGCACCAACGCGGCGACCCCGGCCACCACCAACCCGGGCGGTGGCGCGGGCGCGGGCGGCACCGGCACCGGCGTCACGCCGGTCACCACGCCGGCTGCGCCCAACATCGGGCCCGCCGGCACCGGCGTGAACAAGCCCAAGGTCAACGTGGCCGCCCTGCCCAAGGGCACCGCCACCTACACCGCGCCGACCGCCCCCCCGCCGCCGGCAACCCCGACCGCGAGCACCCTGAAGAAGCCCAAGAAGAAGGCGGCACCGCTGAAGCCCCTTCCACCGGCCGGCCCCCCGCCGGATCTCGCGGGCGCGAAGAAGGTCGGCGGCCAGGGCGGCTCGAACCCGGGCGCCCAGTACGAGACCGACGACGGCACCCGGTACTACGTCAAGCAGCAGAAGTCGGCCGCGCACGCACGCAACGAGGCGATGGCCTCCGCGCTGTACCGCGAGGCCGGCGTGGAGACGCCCCCGGTCACCGTCCAGGACGGCACCGTGGGCGAGCTCTCGGGCACGCTGTCGACCTCGCAGATGGTCCCCGGCGCCACGCCCCTGCCGGCGAAGCCCACGGCCGCACAGCTGCGCGCGATCCGGCGTGGCTTCGCCGTGGACGCCTGGCTGGGCAACTGGGACGTGGCCGGCCTGTCGTCGGACAACATCATCCTCGACGCCAACGGCAACCCGGTCCGCATCGACCTCGGCGGCTCCCTGGAGTACCGCGCCCAGGGCTCCCCGAAGGGCGCGGCGTTCGGTGACACCGTGGGCGAGATCGACACCCTGCGCTCCTCCACGAACCCGAGCGCGAACAAGCTCTTCGGCGGTATGTCCGACGACGAGCTCATCGATGCGATGGAGCAGGTCGAGCAGATCGACCCCCAGCGGGTGCGCGACATCGTGGCCGCCCAGGGCGGTGACCCCGAGCTCGCCGAGAAGCTGATCCGTCGCCGGCAGGACATCATCGACCGGCTGAAGAAGCTCCGCGAGGCGAAGGAGTACGCCGAGAAGAACACCGGTCCGCTCGGGGTGCCGGACACATCGGCCGACGCCGGCAAGCTGAAGCTCGGAGGCGAGCCCAAGAAGCAGCTGATCTTGAAGCCGAAGCCGCCGAACAAGGTCAGCCAGGTTGTGCTCGAAGGCCACGAGGGCGAGGTCTACGAGTACAACGAGCGGGTCGCGAACAGCCGCGACTGGACGCAGGGCGCCGAGGACGTGCCGATCCAGATGGGCTCGATCCCCAAGACCTCGCCCGGCTACCAGTCGCTCAAGAACTACACGTCGAGCTCCGGGTGCAGCCAGATCAACGGGCACCTGCGGGCCGGCGGCCAGCCGTCGGCGAACCCGGGCACCAGCACCTCCTCGGCGGCCGACCGGGTGGCCCAGCTGGATGCGACCTTCGAGCAGGCGCGGCTCACCGAGCCGATCACCGTTCTGCGCGGCTTCGGCGGCAACTCGGACATCTTCGGCGACCTGTGGACGCAGCACCGCGACCGGAACTGGGCGGGCGCCGAGCTCCGCGACCTGGCCTACTCCTCCAGCACGGTCAGCCCGGGTACGGCGTGCGCCTTTGCCGGCTGCGGCGGACAGAACGCCGTCGTCATGCGGATCCACATGCCGGCCGGGACCCGGGCGATCAACCTCGGCGGTAACTCACTCTTCCCGGGCGAGGCGGAGATCCTGCTCAACCGGGGCGCCAGGTTCCGTATCGTTGCCGACAACGGGTACCAGGACGGTGCCCGCCGACTGGACGTGGAGGTGATCTGCGATGGCGACGGATGCGCCGACACAGCCTGACGGCGGCGAGGCCGACATGAGCCCTGAGGCCCGTGCGACCCGCGCGAAGCAGGGCCCGCTTCAGGTGACCCTGCCGCCCGACTTCGACCGCAACCCGGGCCTGCCCCCCGAGGTCTGGTACAAGCCACCGGCCGGCGTCGAGCCGCCCAAGTTCGAGGAGTAGGCCATGACGAGCAGCTGCGGGTGCGGCGGCCACGAGGCGGAGGACTTCGCCCAGGTCGACGTGCTGGCCGACGAGGACCAGCTGGACACCCTGCCCGACCCGCGCGGCGAGAAGGTCACCGTGTGGTCCGGCCTCATCGCCCCCATCGGCGTCGAGACCGGCGACGGCCGCAAGTTTGGCAGCAACGCGCTGTCGCACCGCGACCTGCCGCTGCCGTTGCGCTGGCACCGCGAGGACGAGGGCGGCCACAAGCGCGCCGTCGTCGTGGGCACGATCGATGACGTGGAGTACCGCCCGGACGGCGTGTACGCCACGGGCGTCCTGCTGGACCCCGACCCGGCCCAGATGCCTCGGCTCGCCGAGGACGTGGCCGAGGCCCGGCTGCTCCTGGAGAAGGGCGCCATCGGCCCGTCGGTGGACCTGGACGAGATGGAGTACAGCGTCGCCGAGCAGGTCGAGGGCGCCGACCCCAACCAGCGGCCCAAGATCGACGTGAATAAGGGCCGGATCTCGGCGGCCACCCTCGTGCAGATCCCCGCCTTCGCCGAGACGCGCGGCATCGAGATGCGTCAGGTGGACGCCGTGGCGTACGCCGCGAGCCGCGCGGTCATGGCGAGCGCGGCCGGCGGCTGGGAGGCCGTGGTGTCGGTGCCCGGCTGGTCGCCGGACTTCATGCGGTCGAGCGTGGACGACCTGGTTCTCAGTGAGCGGGCGTTCGCCGTGCAGACCCAGGCCGGCCAGGGTTACTACCCGGTGCGCGCGGTCGTGGACGGGCAGCTGGTCGTGGTGCGCGAGGCGGTCGAGTTTGCCCTGCGCGCCCTCAACTTCGGAGC